CGAACCCAAACGACCGACGGTTCTGCTGACCAACAGAAACACCAGGCACCGGGAGAGCAGTACCATCGAAAGGTACAAACTCATCGGGATAGGTGTAGGCCTCAATGGTGCCGCCAAACTGCTCGGCAGAGATGAGGTTGAGGTACTTCATGTTGTCCGCGTAAAGCGGGTTTGACTCTGCTCCAGAAGGAGACTCGGTCACTGTGGTTAAGCCATTCCAGGCCACACCATTGTCGTATACTCCAAGGTTATTGGGAATATACAGGACACCTTTATCAACGCCAGTTTCGTACGTGCGCTGACCAGTGTCATCCCATGTAAGGGTAGTCATCTAGGTTCCTCCTTAAAAGAACAGTTTAAAGACATCGTGGTTGAGTTGATCCGCCGTAAAAGAACGGTTGTGGACACATGCTGGTAATTTAGCAACTTTGTCCGGAATAAGACTATCCGGATTCTGGTCAATTACCGTAACACTGTATTGCTTCGTATAGTTGTATGGTAGATTTCCAGCAAAACGGGTGTCAGCAGTGTCTCTACTATAAACGATACACGGATATGCCATGCGAAGAGTTGGGGGCGGCTGGAAATATACATTAGTTGTTCCCAAAAGCCCTAACAGAATTTCATGAAGATCACTGCGTGGGGCCATTATATACGCTCCCTAAAGTGAGAAGCAGGCGGGGTCTTTGAACTTCGACATTAGTCACAGTCCAAAGAGTCCCCGCCCACTGAATATACCGGATGTCTGAGAAGTTTTCATTGGCAAACTGGTCAGCCACAATGCTGATGTAATTATCTACAACAACATTACTATTCAACTGCTCGCCTTGCTCAAGCCTTCGAGTATTCCTAAGAATATCGCCATAATATGCGTATTCCACAATTTGGTCTACCCAAATACCAGAACCTGACGGCTCTTCTATTGAATTTCCATAACCAACTTTACCAAAGAACTTTGGCATCAGATATACCCTTTCACTAGTTTATCACGCGAAGTAAGTGAAGTTCCACACGTCGTCTTCGCTGGTGCTGAAGTAATAGCCCGAGCTCGGCTCGGCGGTGACCGTGTAGGTCTCGCCGTCAGCAACGTCGTACGGCGAACCGGCAGCGTTGATCGTGGTGCCAGCACCGTTCTTGTACACAACACCGGTGGTGTTGGTGATGGTGACCTCACCGGTCTCCGAATCAAATGCGGGAGGAGTAGGCACAACAAGCGTGGCCGAACCAGCAACCTTCTTGACAACCATGGCCGACTTCAGCTTAGTCAGTGCGCCAGAGAGACGAGTCTCAATGAGGTACTTGTGCTGGTTGTAGTCGATGTCGAAGTCGTCGAACATGTTAAGCTCGCCGCCGCGGTCTGCGCCAAGGTTGTAGTCAGCCGGGTTGACGATGATGGCGACAATATCTGCTTCATCCTCAAGAACCTCGGTCGAAACAATCTCGGAAACGCGAAGTTCCGAAGCCAACTCATCAAGTGAACGATAGATCCGACGGCCAAGCGTGTCCTTAAGCAGGAGGAACATGGCGATGTAGGTCTCAGACGTGAAGAGCGTCGGCATACCGGTACCGCGGTAGAACTTGCGGTTGGTGACGATCGCGTCGATGATCTCCTGGGCAGACGAGTTAGCGTCGCCAAGGTTAACGTTAACGACGGTGGTGTAAAGCTCGTGGTCGCGAGCAATCGGGCGAATATTACCCTCATTGATCTTGTCCTCGTGCGAAACATCGCGGCCATCGCCAACAAGGATCGCGCGCGCGATTTCCTCGTCAAGCATGAGACGCATCTCAGCCTTAAGCCAAGCAACGACGTCGAAGTCCGTAATATCAATCACGTCATCGCGGTCAAGCTTCTGCTTCTTGTAGACGGTCGTCGGGGTGGTGACTCGCTTGGTAACGGCGAAGAACTCTTCCTTCTTCAGCGTGCCGGTCACATAACCCTTGGCGCGAGCCTCATCAACAGTAATATCCGCCGAGATGGTCTTGATGCGAGAGAACGGGCTCTTGCGGGTCTTACCAAGAAGAGCGTTGACCCATTCGGTACGACGACCAAAGAGTTCCGGCGTGCTGGTAAGAAGCTTGGCATCGGGGAACAGCTCGCCGATGTTCTCAATTCCGTGCTGCAACGCGTAGTTGTCAACGGCATCCTTGAGGGAGCCACCCTTGATTGCGTCAGCAACAATGCCCTTCATGGCATCGTGCGACAGGGTGTGCTTGGGGGTAATCTCCTGATCGAAAACGTTATGGGACATTTCGGTTCCTTCCTGTAAGCCGTCGTGTGCGGCGGATTTGCTGAGTTCTTCTGTAGTAGATGCGATTGCTTCGCCAACCATGTAGTGAAGCACATTAACCTGCTCTTCAGACATGGAGTCGACGACATCCTGAATGGTCATATCTTCTTTAGCCATGTTGGCATGCTCCACTTCTTCTGTTTCTTCTTCAACTGCTGGTACATCGTCGTCATCATCTTCAGACTCAGACTCCGGGGGATCTTCCGAAAGTTCCTCCTCGACATCGCCATGAATTAACGTAAGGCCAGTATAAATAACTGCCTCATCTTCAAGCTCAATCTCTTCGCCATCTGAGTGGCGAACGGAAACGCTTTCAATTACTGCGCCAGGGTTTGCCCCTGACAAAACTAAGCTAACCTCACGGATTGCTCCATGAAGAACTTGCTTAGACCTTTCAATAAGGTTATTGGCCCAAATCGAAAGCATGGTAATATCCCCATGCTCAACGAGATTGCGGGTGTGGTTCGCTTTTGCGGTATCATTGAAGAAACCGTAAGCGTAAACTCCATCGTCGCGGTTTTCCAGAATGGCATGTCCTAAAACATTCTCTGGATCACTGTGACCATGCTGCCAAACCAACGGCACTCGCATCTTATCCTGATGGCGAAAAGCATCGGGCATGATAGTCCGACCGTCGGTGCACTTTAAGCCTGCCTTAGTGGCATAGCCGCTAAAATCTGCTGGTTCCATTTTGACTGTTTCCTTTCGTTTTGAGTCAAGCGTTCTTTTTAATTGCATCGTACTGTGCTTGGTACGTTGCTTCGTACTTAGCCTTAACCGATTCTTTTAGGACAGTATAATTCTTTCTAGCTTGCTGCAGACTGCCCTTAATGTCTTTAGCAACAGTATCCCGGTTAAGCCTAGCCGAACCTTGGCTTGACTTTCTTAAACCAGAAGTGGCTTTGGATAGCGAGTCACCTTTCGTTTTAGCGTCAATAGCTACTGTTTCACGAGCGGTTTTTGCCTCTCCACGAATTCTAGCAATAGCCTCAGCGCGGTCGGCACGCATTCTTGCCGTGGCTGCTTTGTCCAATCCTTTTGGAATGTTGGGTAACCCCGCAATTTTGCTTTCAACTTCGGCCGTGATCTTTTCAATTTGCGCGGCGCGATCATCGCTAATCTTTTGACGCTCTGCCTTGTTCTTCTCTTCAATTTTCTTCATTAAAATTTTAAGATTCTTGGCGATGGCTTTACGTTTAACCATTGCGTTAGCTCTAAGCGCTTTGACCGCTTGTTTTTGCGCTTCAGCAGTTTGATCTAAAACTACCTCTTTCTCTTTATCTATTTGCGCTTTAGCGTAGGTCCAGCCCATTTTTTTCTTTTCGGTTTTTAACTCAGAACTACTTCGCCGACCTTTTAGGTTGCGATTCTGAAGATAGTACTCGCGAGCTTTGGCTGGGTCATAATACTCGGAAGCATAGTGGGCTATGAAGGCGTCGACATCATCTGTTAAGTTAGCCATCGGCCTCCTCAAGCATTTTGTCAATGTCTGCGGTGATCCCATCGAGCACTTCGTTCATGATGGAATCCATGTCAGCAAGTTGATCCGGTCCGCCAGGAGCCACGGGCTGAGGCATGTTGCTGTTAACCAGCGCATCAGCTTTCGGGTCCTTAGATGGGGAGATTCCCATGAAACCGCGAATCTCATTAGACGAAAGAATTTCGTTACGAGTAAACTTATCCGCGATCTCTGCAACCTGAGCAATTGGGACCAACTTAAACGGATTCCGGAAATATCGAATCCGTTGTCCTTTGCGTGCACCCATTCGCCCTAAGAAACTGCGCTCCATTCCCTCAACAATTGCGTCAAGCACGGGTTCAACGGTTCTATTGAAGTAATTTAACATCGCCGCTTCGTCAGCAGTTCCATCCATTATGCCCGGGGTCAAACCTAATTGACTGTACAGCATGTTGGTCAAATATTCGACCTGCTTAAGAAGGTTGTTCTCTGTGGGGCGGTTGAGTTGCGTGATCTTTTCGGTACCATCGGTGTAAGCAATTCCATACTTACTACCTTTGAGTTGTACCTCGATATCTTTTCTGCGCTGATCTGCTTGTGCTTTTCTCGCCTCAGTCTTAATGACATACGGTAGCTGAATAATCAAGTCGAGTTTACCCGAACTTGATTGCTCATCGACAACGTCCAGCAAACTGAGTTTGCGAATAAGTCTTTGCAGCGTGGAGTTTGGTTCGTTCATTACACTATAAAGAGGATTCTCAATTATAGCAACATAACGTTTTTCTAAAACAATCTCCTGGCGCTTACCAAGTTTCTCGTTGTATACGTTAACCCGGACATGTGCTGGATACCAAGCAACGACTCGTCCAACTCTAAGCGTATGAATATCAAACGTAGTTTCGTTGTTAGGGTCTGTGCTGGTGTCAACAGGTACAATTGCCGCAACGCCTTCGTCAAAAAGTGTTAGAGCAATATCTTGTCTGAACTGCCTAGGGGCTTGATCAGTATTTGGCTCCAGAGTCAAACAAGTGTTCAACTCACTTTTGACATCTTCGGAATAGCGACCCTGTTCGTCAAGTTTTATGTGTCGAATATCAACGCCAGCTACATCAATGCTTAGCCGAGTATAGATTGCCGCGCTTATAGATCGTTCATTAGCAAATCTAGGTCTAACCCTGTCTGGTTGCCCAGAATAACTAACGGCACCCATGTTGTAGTCGGTTGTTAGCGAGGTTCTTTCATTGGATACAAACGCGTTCCATGCTTGTTTAATTCTGTCTGAAATGGCCAAAGAAACTCACCCCCTTTCAAAAATAGGTTATCTGTTAAGCAAATCAACCTAAAGACCCGACCTTTTAAATACATCGTTAATGTTGTTGACGTACTTCTTAGACTGATTAGAATTGGCCGCGGTTTTTGCTTTGGCGTATGCCGAGTTCATCATCTGTTTACCTTTAGGACTTTTAATAAAAGCCACACCAGCAAATGCTGCCGCTGTAAACGCCGCTTGCGTACCCATTTCTCCAGTAAACCGGCGAGCAACATATCCCGCCTGCTTTTTAGTTCGATCCGTACGATCGGTACGAGTTCTTTCTTTAACCGCTTTGTCTGCTTGTTTGGCCATGTTTTGCTTAGCCAAATGTGCGTCAAAGGCTTTTTTGTACCCTGGTTCGTTTTTACTACGCTGTTCAACAGTAGCTTTGATCAGCTTGCGCCTGGTTCCTGCGCCGTTTCCGTAGAACAATTTTGCTCTAGCAAACTCGCTAGCATCTTTTTTTGCTCTGCGATTAGTTGATCTAGTTGCACCAGTTGGGATTGCTTTGCGTACACCCCACTTTTGGCCTTTAACGCCGAAATGTTCTAAAAAAGCTTCGTCTTCTTGTAGAGGTTTGTCCATGGTATCACGTGCTCACTTTTTCGAGGCCAATAATGCCCGAACAAATTTACCCCCAACAGCAACTGTCACGATTGCTGCAGTGCCAGCTACCCGACTTTTTGCTCGATCTTTAGAATTAGTTACATCTTTGTTTGCCGATTTGACTGGAACAAGATCAACTTGCTTTGTCGTTGCGTAGTACTTAAATTTTTGGCCAACATGTGCTTTGCCTGCTTGAACTGCGGCATTGCGATTAAGTTGGCGAGTACCTTTTCGCATAGCGCCGCCTTTAAGGCCCTTACCAGCAGCAAAATCAACTGGGCCTAGCTTACGATAAACGTTGAGTTTATCGATGGTGGAGCCTTTCCCAGAACCAACTTTGACGGCCTGTTCTGCGCGTCGGTTTCGCCTAACGCCCCACTGCATACCTTTTGTTCCAAAATGCTCTAGAAAATCTATGTCTTCTTGCAGCGGCTGATTCATGTTGGCTTCTCCTATTCCGACTTTCGTGTATCTAATTTACTATCAGTGCGTTTTACTTTGCGTTCGTATGACGTAGGACGATTCTTAAACGCGTTGTTTGCCCTACCAGCCGCTTCTGCTCCTGCAACGCCAGTATCTTTAAGATCCTGTTTAGATACACCAAACCCTTTTGCTAATAACACAACGGAAGACGCGACGTATCCAGTAACTATTAAACCAACAACTGCTTTAGAGCCAATCTCTTTAACTTTTCGCGCCCTGGCTTCTTTTTCTGTCTTTGGCTTTGGTATCGATGTGTCGAATTTACTAGGGTATTTTAGTGCGTTGGCATCAATACCTTTAGTTTTATACAGCATTGCTAGAACTTTGCTTTCGCCATTAATTACTTTTTGGCGTTGTGCGCTAGAACTATTTAATATTTCTTTAGCGCTTTTCTTAGATATTGCTCCGGTTCTATTACCAATGACTAATGCTTCTTTTTTTGTTGCTGTGCCTTTAGCAACCTTTTCTACCAGGTCAATGTTCTTTTGTACTTTCGCGGTCTTTCTCGCCGTACGGTCTTGTAGCTTTCGCACACCCCACTTTTGGCCTTTAACGCCAAAGTGTTCAAGGAAATCTACGTCTTCTTGCATAATAATCATTCGAACATCTCCTTGGAGGCTTTGTAAGCGACGTATGCATCCAACAAGGCGGACACATTATCGATTTTTTCTTCTTGGCGTTTCTTCAGTAACTTTCGGTTACCATTAGTGTCTTCGAGTGTAACAGCATTACCCATGGTGAACGCCATCAAGTCTTGGTCAAATATCAGGCTTCGCTGTTCGCTAAGCGTTTTCAACTCGCCTAGTGGAACAGATTCTGTACGAGCACCTTGAATAACCTTTTCGATTCCATAAGGTCCGTTTTCGGCTTCCCACCTGGCAACAAATTCTTTGGCATTGTATGGGTCAAAGCCTAGACAACGGACGTCGTACTCGTTTTCAATAATGAATCCGTCAAGGTCGTCGTAAACTTCCATCATGTCTAACACATTACCCTCAAGAACATACAAACTACCTTCTCTAATGAACTCGTCATACTTAATCCGCATAGCTGCAGGAAGTTTCATTAGAGTTAAGTTGGTAATATAGCTTCTTGTCTTGATGCCAAATGAGCCATTCGGTAGTGGAAACAAAAATGTGAACGCGCAAAAGTCGTCACCTTTTGAAAGGTCAGCACCTAAAGCGCAAGGTAGTTGCCAAAAACTTCTAGGCGGGTGAACAAGCGTTTCTTCATAAGTAAAGAAGTACGTATAGCCCTCCATTGGTATGCCAAACCGCTTAGCAAGAATATCGTTTCTTGCCGCGGGAGCTTTTTCAGCCCTTTCTACATCCAAATGGTATACATCATAGGTAACCGTCTTCCCCAGGTTTGGGTTGGCTTTAAGCCACATTGCTGGATCAGCTACTTCTTCTATGTCGTCTAGCTTATAGTGCCAAATCGAAATATGCGGTGCTTCGTAATCGCCCTTTAAGATGGATGCGAGCTCCATCTTGATGGTATCGCCTGAGCCATTACGGACTGTTCCTTCAGAACTGATAGCAATGATCAAATAATCGTCGAGTTTAGATGCGCCTTGCTCAATGGCTCCGACTACATCTTCGCGAATATCGCCAGACAACCACTCATCAACTGTGGATATTTTTGGTCGTAGACCTTGCAGCTTGATGATGGCCATTGGGCGTACTTCAAGAAGAGATCCAGTTAGAAAGTTTTCTACGCCCTTTTTAGTCGAAGCTAATTTAACGCGATTAGCTCGTGACCCAGTGGTATTTTGGAGCGACCCTTCAGTAAGGAACTGAAATAAAGGTCCTCTAGCTCTGGTCACCGCGGTACGAATTGGCGACATAACTTCGTCGGCCTGCTTCATGGTTGGGGCTGTAGTAATCTGATGTGTTGTCGCAGTGTCTACCGTTAAAAAATAACTTTGCAGAAGGGACGCGTACATTGACTTGGCTGCACCACGAGCGACAATCAAATATTGTTTAGTAACTAATCGCTTTCTAACAACTTTTTCTACATAGCTGCCCGAGTTACCGTTTTCTCCAGGGACGTAAACGCTACGCTCAACAAAATAACACCACCCAAAAATTTGTTCAGACCAAAGTTTGAATGTATCTAAGAGATATAGGTCTGCGCCGTCAGTTAATGTTAGCTCGTTTTCACAATACTTGATAAAACCTTCAACAGCAAGGTCGTCGTAATAAATGTTGGGGTTTGCGATTAGGTCGTCAATCCGGTTCATCTCTAAAGAGATCTCACGATTAACTGGGATTTCTCCCGCTAAGACTTTTTCTCGAAATTCCCCATAGTATCGAGGAGTTGCGGTGTTTGAGAGTGCCACAAGCTACCTCCAATCAAGAATCATTTCATACGCTTAGACATGACATAGCCTGTGCTTACAATGCCCGTGACCGCGGTTTTCCCAACTGTAACTAGAGCTTTAGCCGCCGGACTCTTTATTAAACCGTACGCAGTAGTTCCCATTGTTCCGTAAGCCAGGGCCTTTTTAATATGGTCTTCAGCAGTTTTGGCATTAGGGTCTTTAGTTAGCTTAGAGTAGCTGCTTTCTAATTGCAGTCGCTCATTCAACTTTTTAAGTTGCTTATTAGACAGCGTTTCCACCGGCTTTTTATAAAGCGCAGCAGCTTGTTTACGATCAGATGACTGTGCCGGGGGTTTTGGCGCTGCAGTAGCTGTACTAACGCTAGACCCGCTTGAGGACTTGGTGCGCACACCCCACTTTTGGCCTTTAACGCCGAAGTGCTTAATAAAGTCTTCGTCGGTTAGTTCAAAATTATTCATACTGGTTCCACCTCCGGGAAATCGGCAAGACCGTTAAGTCGCCATTCAGCTTCATTGATTTGTTTCTGCATTGAATCTACCAAATAACCAGTGGATGGCGGATCAAACAACACTCGAACCTTGAGGAACACATAGTTTCTAACCTGATTAAGTTGCTGAATATCAGTAACAAAGTCCGTCCACTCTTCGTCAACGCTTTCGATCATGAAACCGTCCACAGGACCAACGCCGATTTGCGTTAATGTGGCAAAGGCCGCGTTTATAAACGTCATAACGTCTAAGTCAAACGCATCAAACGTTTCATCAATACCAAGAAGTTTCTTAGTGCTGGTTAATATACTAGTTTCCATTA